GTGTTTACCTTAAGGGTAAATGGACCTTTGCCAACTTTGGCACACCTACTAACGCCACAGCAACTCAAACTTTCTATCTGGTCAACTACCATTTTGGATTAGTTAGACAAGGAGTTCAGGACCCTTCTACACGCTCAGTGAGGGGAAAACCAGGAAGCTATGCTATCCTTGATCGTGACGGATCTCTAACTATGGCAACTCCTGAACAGTATGCGATGATTTTTCCTCGTCGTATAATTGATACCCCTCCCCCTCCCCCAACCTCAGAGATGCTCAAAAATCCCAATCATATAACAGATACTATTAGAAAATCGAGGAACGAGGGCTCTAATACAATACAAGTAGGCAATAAAACCTTTAACAACACGGACCCAAAAGGATCCATTACCATTCTTCCGTCAGGCGAACAAGTATTAAAGCCCTCGACACCACCCCCTGTTCCAGGGTATTAACTATGCACGAACTAATTGAATCCCTTGAAGATTTTACCTGGGAAAACTACAAAGATATCAGCGATGCCCTTGTCACCTTTACGGAGTATGGAGTAGAGGATGAGATGTTTCGACAAGCATCCATCTACTCCTACTACTATGGATTGATGAGCATGGCTAAGAAGATGGTAGGAGAGCGCGGCGTTGGACTGACTAGATTCATGTCTAAGCTACGCAAGGAAGCTAAGGCATCCTCAAGTGTCAAGTTGACTGCCAAAGACCTAGACGATCTAGTGTTTTCTGACGATCAGTATGCACAGAGACAGATGGCTCTGGATGACGCTACCTTCAAATATGAAATGCTGAAAGGACTTGTTCGAGCCCTTGAGCAGAAAAAAGATATGTTGCAGCAAGTCTCTGCAAATAAACGAGAAGAAACTAAATTATACAAGTGATACGACTATCATACACTGACCACTAACTACAAGGAAACTAAACATGGCTATTGATCTCGACGCTCTCCGTGCAAAGCACGAGCAACTTAACAACCCCGCTGGGGCCTCCTCTAACTCAGACTTCCTCAAGAAGTTCTATCAAATTCCCGAAGGCACAAATGCTGTGCGTATCCTCCCTTGGAAGGATGAAGATCGGGAATTCTACGCTGAGACAAAGATTCACAGAGTCCCTCAGCCTGACGGCAACGTGAAGAATATTCACTGCCGTAAGATTCATGGGGAGAAATGTCCCATGTGCGAACTGTATTACGGTCTGTGGAAGACTGGCAAGCAAGAGGATGAAGATCTTGCTCGTAAGATCAAGCCTCGCGCAAGGTACTACATGAACATCTTGGATCGTGAAAGTGGAGAGGTTAAAATCCTATCTATCGGAGTGATTCTCTTCAAGAAGATCATTGGAGCTATGCTTGATGAAGACTTCGGTGACATTACTGATCCTCTGGCAGGACACGACTTTAAGATCGTCAAAGAGATGGATGGTCAATGGCCTAAGTATGACCAATCTGCTCCCCGTCCTAAATCCTCCGAGCTTGGCTCTAAGAAGGGTATTGAGGAAGCAATGGACTCTCTCCACGAAATTCATGATCTTGTAAAGCTTGAGGATTACGAGGATGTTAAAAAAGCTACTGATATGCTGATTGGTGTTTCAGTTCAAGGTACTTCGCCTTCTGAGCCCACTGAAGAGGTTACAGACAACGACTACCTATCTAAACTGCAAGGTTAATTAACTATGAAAAATCTAATTTTTATGATTGTTTTAGGAGCAGGTCTTATGTCCTGTTCCATGATTGAAGGAGCCATGGGAGGCTCTGAAGGTGGGGCCACCTCATTTGGTGGAATCATTGATACTCTTTGGGGTATGTTGAGCGCATTTGTTCCGAGCCTTGCTGCTTGGGAGGGCATTGGATCTGTATTCAGTCCTCGTAAGAGGAAGCACTATAGTAACATGGTGCTGGCTGTTGTCCCGCTTAACAAGAATGTTGAGTTTGGTGATGCACTTCAATCACTAGGTTCTGGTTTAGGCCTCTCGCACTCCTCTGAGGCTACTAAAGCGGTTCACACCGAAGAGGTTGCCGCTGCGGCAGTTAAGGCTGTACAAAAGGAAACTAAAGCTTAAATCCTAACTAAACGGATCTATTATAGAGAGACATCTCAATCGGGTGTCTCTCTATTTTTATACTATGAGCGATAAACTTAAAATACTTTGTGTCCCTGCTAACGAGGGTGGCTGTGCCTACTATAGAATCATAGCCCCTTACCAGAAGCTGGCCGAGCTATACCCTGACCAAGTAGAAATCAGGTGGGACAAAAACCCCTTAGGTATTGATGAGTCGAACGGCACCTGGAAACAGGACTGGAAGTTTGAGAACATCAAATGGGCAGACATCGTGTTTACTCAAAACCTCTCTAATTTTGGAGGGAACTACACCGCAAGGATCGTAGGAAAGTCTAAAGAATTCGGGAAGTTTGTCCACTATGATACTGATGATCTTTTGACTGATATCTATAAAGGGCATCGCCTATACGATGTGTACAAAGAGAAGGGTTTGGAGGAGATCACCAAGTTCATTTACAATAGTTCGGACTTAGTAACAGTTACACAGAGGAAGTTTGCTGAGAGGGTCCAACCCTACATTGGTAAAGGCAATGCCTTAGCTGTTGTTAAGAACACAGTAGATTACAACCTCCCCTGTTGGAACATGGAGAAGCTCCCAAGGAAGAAGAAGAAGTATTGCAGGTTTGGTTGGGCAGGAGGAATCCACCATGAGCAAGACCTTCGTTACTTCTCAGGAGTTCCTCACTTTGTAAACCAAAGAGTGGGTAGAGAGAACTGTGTTTGGGATTTTTATGGACACCCCCCAGCGAACACTCCGAAGGATGACTGGCAAGTAGATGTGTGGAGAAAGTACAGAGACATTATTCTACGAGGATTCAAAGGTAACAAGAACTGGAACATTCATTACGCACAAACACCTGACCGATACGGACAGTTTTTTACTAACATGGATGTAGCTTTAGCTCCTCTAGAAAATAATCCTTTCAATGATAGTAAGTCTGAAATAAAATTAGCTGAATGCGGAAGGTACAAAGTTCCCCTAGTCGCTTCAAACGTAGGGTGTTATGATGAATGGATCGTGGATGGAGAAACAGGTTTCTTGATTGATCCCGATAAGGGGGTTAGCGAGTGGACAAGAGTTCTCTCACGAGTAGCTAAGGATCCTAAGTTGGTTGAGAGGATGGGGGAGAACCTTCATTCTATTACTGAAGAGCATTTTGATATGAATAAAGTAGTGGGTCAACGCTTAGATCTTTATCGACAACTAATGAGTACGGTTAATGTCCAGAGTTAAGATAGTAAGCAGTTGGTCCAACCCTGGTGGCGGGACAATAGCAAACATATCCCTAACTAATTTATTAAATGCTAATGGTTATGATTGCACCTTTTACGGAGGACATGACTGGCACTTGAATAAGTGCAAGGGAGCCAAGTTTGAGCAGTTTAGCTGTACTTCCGATGACGTTGTTATCACCCATTTCATTCGGTTTAAGGAGAAGCCTTCTTGCAAGAAGCATATTTTGAGTTGTCATGAGAAGAATATGTGGCCCATCAATAAGATGCAAGAGGAGGGAAAGCTGTCTCTCTCGCACTACGATGCTATTCATTTCGTAAGTAATTTACAAAAAGAGTGGCAAGCTGTAGACCACCCCAATGTTCATGTAATCCCCCCTCTCGTAGATAAGATCGGTTGGACCCCTCCCAAGGAGAAGGTTGCAGGGATTGTTGGAAGCGTTGACTGGAATAAACAGATTCACAAATCCATTAACAGGGCGTTACATCGAGGATATAGTAAAATTCTTATTTTTGGGGATGTGACTGATCTGCCTTATTTTAATGAATACATTTCTCGGTATGTCAACTCAGGACAGGTAATACTAGCAGGTCATCAGGATGACCGAGAGGCTCTGTACGGGCAGATCAGCGAAGTATTCCATTCCTCCCTTAGTGAGACGTATGGGCTCGTAGAGGCCGAGTGTAGGCTCTCAGGGATACCCTTCAATGGAGCGAGTAATGGACAAGAGATTTTATCAAAAGAGGAGATTTTGGAGAAATGGGAATCAATTTTAAAATAGTTACACCTGTGTATAACGCAGAGGCATGGATCAAGAAGTGTATTGACTCGGTTAAAGAGCAATCAAAGGATAATTACCAGCATATTATCGTTGACGATTGTTCAACTGACAGCACAGCACAGATCGCATATGATGGGATCCTAGGTGACTCTAGGTTTAAGCTCGTAAGGAAGGAAAAGCGTATGGGTGTGATGCATAGTCATGTTACAGGAACCGAACTATTAGGAAAAGATGCTGATCCTGAAGACGTTTTTATCCACCTAGATGGAGATGATTGGCTTGCTCATTCGGATGTTCTTAAAACAGTCCAAGAGGTTTACGAAAGAGAGGATTGCTGGATGACCTATGGTGACTACACTGCTACCGATGGAAGTCGTTCTGTCAATAATCCTAGGATTGAAGGCCTCCCGCTCCGACAGCACATATTAGCAGGATGGCCCTTCTCTCACCTAAGAACCTTTAAGAAGTTTTTGTGGGATAATATTAAAGTGGAATCACTTTTGGATCAATCGGGAGTCCCCTTTACTTCTGCCTGTGATGTAGCTATTCTAAGCCCTATGCTAGAAATGGCAGAGGATCACATTTATCGCATAAAAGAACCTCTACTTATTTACAATAGAGACAATCCTCTTAATGAGGACAAGGACCATCTCGATGACCAAATTAGATGTGCCCATGAAATCTTTCAACAAAAAGCCTACAGTCGCCTTAAAAGATGAATTGTTTACATCTAATATTTTCTAAAGACCGTGCAATTCAATTAAAGACTCAGCTTGAGTCTATTAAAAGGTTTGTTAAAGGCCCAGTCAAACATACGGTCTTATAT